CCTTGGCAGATTGTCCATGATCTCGAACTCATGGCATAATCCCACTCTTTGGGAGCATTTTGACATGGCGGAGGAAACTCCGGACGATAATCTCAGTATTGTGGTTTCCACAAGGGACAATAAAAATGTTACCGACAAACAACTTGCACGATTTCTTAGCCGTATCCCCGAATCTGAACATAAGCAATTCATTGACGGACTTAGACCGGAGGGTAAAGGTGATTACTTCTCCAAGGAAGCAGTCTATGCCTGTGAAGATCAGCTTATGGCAGAGAAACTTGAGGATGCAGTCGCAGAGGGAAGATCCGGATACATGATGAATGAGGATCGAGCAACTGGAATTTTCCACTTTGAGACACCACCGCAGCCAGGAAGGATGTATATGATCTTCGGAGATCCTGGTGTGGACGCTGCTCCAAAGAGAAATGCCCCCGTTTTAGGAGTCTTTGATGTGACAGATGTGCCAAATGGACCCGCTCAGGTCATTGCTTTGTGGTGGGGGGACGGCGGAGGGCGAATTACACCCTTTGTAGACATGCTTTTGAACTATGTGGAGCGGTATCCGGCCGTTTTTGCCGGTGTGGACTCAACTTCGACCCAAAAACACACCGCAGAAATGATAAATTTGCAAACTTTTGGTGAAATGATCGAAAATATCAGTGAAGATGATGAAAAAAAGCTCGAACAACTCTCTGTAAAGCAAATTTCAGGGATGGATTTCTCTGGAACTCGAAAAGCCGGCTATTTAGTCGCTTTGAGAGCGCTTTTAGAGGCAAGACTGATCACTTGGCCCAAAAATGTCATTGGTTTCAGGCAGCAACTCACGAATTACAGCCTGGGCAAAGACAAACGTATCGCTCAGGACCTCGTTGCAATGCTTTCGATGGCTGCCTGGGCTGTGAGGATATATTTCAATGTCTCAATCGCTGACACTTATGACAAAGGTGCGAAGGGGATTGATCCTGACTTTGATCAATCTGGCAAACGCACTAATTCCCGAGAACAACGAAACACGGGAGCAGGTAGGTCAAGACGAAAGATCGCTAGATCGTAATAAACGATCTCCAACGCGCAATTTGCGAGATTCAAGAAAAGTTGGAAAAGTTGTAACTCGTCCTTGACGTTGGAGTTTTCATAGTGTACAATTACTGATTGAGCGCTCCTAAAAAGGCGCCGGAGGCAGATTTGAGCGGACTATTACGCCCTATGTTCAGTAAAGGGCTCCAAAAAGACCAGGATCCCGTCAATATGATTGACGAATCCAGCATCCCTGATAATTTCCCTCTTGATATCTATCAAGAGAATCTAGACCTCTACCAAGAATATGAAAGTTGGTTCAATGGCGATAAATTGGATGAAACTTTCAAATCAGACAACCAAGAGGTTGAGTTATACCCCGTAAAGATCAACCCACTGTTTGGCGCGTCACTAAAACATGCTTACGCCCTCTTTGGAGAGTACGAGGATGATTCCAGGCCATTAGTCATCCCAAAACTAATTAGCGATACTCAGAAGAAAGATGCTGAAATGATCAAAAAGGCGGAAGCTGCATTGAACCACGTTTGGTGGGAAAATGGCGGCCGAGCCTTGATGATGCAGAACGGTTTGCTCTCTCAGGTATTCGGTGGCTGTATTTTCAAAGCCAATTGGGTTCCCTGGCAGACCTGGCGCCAAATCCCTATTTATATTGAGAATGTTCACCCCGCGCAGTTCATCGGAGTTGCGTCAGGCGGTGATTACTGGCATCTTGCTGAGAATTGGTTTATCAAACATATCTCCCACGCAGATGCTAAAAGATTCGGTGTTCCTACCGATTCAGACGAACCTCTACCAATAATGGTCGAGCATTACACCGCCGATCATTATGTGATCACTATCAACGGTACCGTGGCAAAGATGCCCGGGCAGAGCGGTAAACGTATGGAAGGGGAAAACCCGTTTGGGCAATGCCCTGCGGTTTACATCCCCCACATTCGTTTTGACGGTCTGTACGGAATCAGCTTGCTCAAAAATCTAATCGGTATCACGAAGGAGATGAATCTCCGCTTGGGTGATTATGGCGATGCGGTAAATGACGATGCTCACACGAACATCGCCATGCGTAACGTCACAGGCACACCCAAAATCGTGAAGATTGGTGATGGGCTGCCGGTCATCAATTTGACTGGACGACCGAACATTTCAGGTAAGGAAGCCGAGCCCGATCTGTTTGCCGTGTCACAGTCAAAGGCATCTTCAAGCATGTCGGACATTGTTGATAAGTTGTTTGATCAGTTTAGGCGTGATTCATTCGTCCCGGGAGTAGCATACGGCGAGGACGGCGGATCACAAAGGAGCGCATTGACTCTTGTGACGAGGATGTGGCCTCTCGTTTCCCACATTCGTCAGGAGCGCGTTGATTGGAGCGCCGGTCTTGATGTTTTCAATCATCTCCTTCTCAGGATGATGTCTGAAAAGAAAAAGGCCGAAGTCAATAAAGACCATCTCAAGCTCCGCATGAGGCAGGATTGGTACCCGATTCTACCGCGCGATCGCCAGGAATTAGTAAATGAAGTTGTCCAACGGGCAGCTGTCAATCTTGGATCGATTGAGCACCTCATGGAAATGTTGGGAGATGTAGAGCTCCCGGCAGAAGAATTGGAACGCATAAAGGAATGGCTTCGCTTTTTGCAATCCGTAGAGAACCCACCTGATGATCCTAATTCACCTAGCAGCGACAACCAGGAGAACTCGTCCGAAAAGAAGGGTAGAACCGGAAATCGGGCTGTGCAATCCGGGAAATCGCAGGAGGAAAAGCAAGATGCCTAAATTGGATGCAGAGGGAAACGTGATTCCGGATAACACCGAAACACAGACCCAAACCCAATCAGTACCAGATGTCGCGAAGTTAGTTACAGAGTTGAACGCTGCCAATGCTGCTTTGGCTGAGAAAGACAAGCAGTACAAAGGTTTGCAGACAACCTATAATGCACTTCACGAGAGCAACAAAGTTTTATTGTCAGAGAAAGAAACCTTACTCGCTGACCAGGCGACCATCAAAAATCAGATGGAGCAGCTTGGAAACGATCAGGGAAATTTCAAGGCTCAGTTTGACGAGCTAACTGGCAAGTATCAGTCCTTGGAAGGCGAGAAAGGCAAGTTGGAACTCAAATTATCTCGGAGTGATCTGATTTTAGGTGATTTCGCTGATTTATTGGAGTTCGAGCAGAAAGGTCTCTTGCCTGAATTTGATGGAGATGAGGAAGCCTTCAAAGCTAAACTCACGACCTTCAAAGAGACCCTCGGAGCGCAATCGAAACAGGCCATTGATGACGAACTCGAAGGCGGTGGTCCAGATAACACGGACAGCACCAATACCAAGCCTGACCGAGAAAAAATCATCACGGAAATGATCAAGATTGCCGGCGTTCAGGATAAAGCTGATCGCTACGAAGATCTGCGAGACCAGCTTGACGCAATCGATGCCAAGGACGGCAAACCAGTATTATAGACTGACAGTTATGCTGTCGGAGGTAAATTTTTATGGCTACAGGAGATTTCGATCTTTATTATAGCGATACTCCATGGGAGGCCATTGACAAGAATCAGCGCGTTTGGTACGACCCGGACTTGGTTTCCATGTTCCGGAATCGTGCAGTATTCGCGTCTGCAATTCCCTTTGTGAAAAACTTAGGGGCTGTCAATGCGACCTCAATGGTTGTGTCTCAGTTCATGGATCCCCATCCTGATTTCACCGCGCTAACCACGCGCCAGATCTGGATGCCCGCTTCCCACGTTGATTCTCGCTCGCAGAGTATCACCTTCTCTCGCTACGGCGGAAAGGTTGCATACCACGAGTATGATGACATTATCAACTACTGGAAAGTTGATCAGCGAGCCGGTTTGCGCCGGATCCTGCAGGGTTCCCTCGGTGTGCATAACATCGAAGTGATGGACATGCTCGCAAGGAACGCCTTCATTACTGGCGCTTATAACTCCGGTTATAAGATGTTCGCTGGTGGTGGAAGTGATTTCTCTGATCTGAGCACCGCGGATAAGTTCTCCCCGGACATCGCCCTGGACATCTGGCT